GTGGTCAGCGCCGGGGTGGTAGAGATTTAAACCCCCCTCCCCTTATTGCCGAATCCCCCGTCCGCTCGCACCGTCTTGCGTGAGTGGCAACTTATGCATAGGCTTCGTAAGTTGCTCGGTTGATTGTTCGTTGGGTCGCCGTCGACATGGTCGACGTGCCTCGCTTCGACGACTTGCCCGCTCTCCAGGCAGTCCTCACATAGTGGCTGTCGCCTCAACTGCGCCGGACGAATCCGATCCCGCCATACTCTCAGGTCATAGACTCGCGACCCCCTACGCCGCCCCGCGTCCTCGTCTTTTCGCTGCTGCCGCTTATGCCGCGGGCACCGCCCACCACCAGCCACCAACATCCCGCAACCAGGGTATGGGCACGGGCTTTTCGCTTTGGTTGGCATGAGTCAGAAACGCGAAAGCCCAGCGCGTGGCTGGGCTTTGGTGGCAGCTTTGGGACTATGGAGGATTGTTATACATTCACTGCACATCGGTGTCAACCCTACGGTGTCAATCCTGCTTGTTGCATGGTGGCGCCGAGAACGCTCAGCGCTGCGCTGTGCCATACATCCAGTTGCTGCAGCACGCCTTTCTGGCCATTACGGCCACTGCGCCAATAGTACAGCGTGCGCTCTTTGCGCTGCAGGTGCTCCTGCCACCAGTCGTCATCGTGCTGCATCCGCATGCCTGCCCACCTGCGGGCCTCATCACACAGCCACCAACGCGGTCGGCCTGTTATCTCGTAGAGCCACCATGACAGCATGCGGCATTCAAGCTCTTTCCGCCCCAACAGCGACGGCCCTTTACCGACGGTGTACAGCGCCACCACCGCCGATCTCAATATATCGGGCAAATTCTGTTTCGCGTGGCTGATCACCAACGACGCCTGCGCGATACGCTCCATCAGATCTAGATCACCTCCCAACCCGCCGTCGACACACCCCAATCGATACCCGTCCGTCGCCTCTAACCCGAATGCAAACCGCAGTGCATGTTCCGCAGATTGGAATGGTGGCAGTTCGTACTCCTCAGCTGCTGCCTTTGCCCGCATGGTCACCCCTTTCGTGATCCAGAATGTCACGCAGATTCGACAATACCTGGCGTCCATGACGCCGCCTAGCCTGACGCTGCGCCTCCGTCTCCTCCCGTTCCTCCGGCTCCGGCGCACCCCTGCGCTCAACTCGACCATCATCGTTTCGCGCCGACGCCATGAACTCGGGCAATGTCGGCGGATCAGCGCGTTGCTCCGCTCGCAGCACGGCCCGCTCCAATGCCTCCGGCTGCAGTTCCCCGATGTACCGCGCCCAAAGCCCCGCTGTTCTACCAAGTTGCGGCCATAGTTTCGGGTTCCTCTTTCGCGCGCGCTCCCGCTTCCGATCCCACACCAACCCGTAGTTCCGCGTCCACCGCTCCCCATACACCGCAGCCATGCGCTCCCAGACCCACACCACGATGCGCTCGCGATAGTTGAGCTGATACCCATCGACTTGTCCGGTCGCTGTCACTCCCCCTCCCGCCTCCGGTTGAAACTCTTACGCCATGGCGATGCCGCACTCGCTTTGCGCCGAGCCCTGCGATTGGAGAATCCAGGCTCAAACCATCGTTCACGCGGCCAGCGCCGAATCCGTTGCTGCATCGCCCCTGCCGTGACGCCCAACTCCTCCGCCCATGCAGTGAGCGACTGCGTTCGCCCATCATGCGTCAGAATCACTTCAGTGCCTCCCGCATCTTCGCCACTGCTTCGCGCGCCTTCTCAGGGTTACGGGGTGCTGGCAGTTGCGGGTGCACGATGCGGTGCTCTGGTCGGATGACCGGCGGTTTACTCATCGCCTTGAACTCGAACGCCGACGGTGGCCACACCTCGCGCTGCTCGCGCACCTGCTGCGCCGCCCTCTCCGCGCAGACCCGGAAACCGACTGCCAACTCGTCTTTGTTTAGCCCGGCCAACACATGCGCCCACGTGCCGTCGTCCTTCGCCCCGTAGCTCGAGGTCCACTTATGGCCGTATAGCATCGCCATGCGCCGCCACAGTTTGCCGACGGCACCCGCATTCAGCGGCACCCCCTGGTCACTCGTCGAGGTCGATGCCCGCGTCTGCATAGGCTTGGGTGACCCGGTCGGGTGCAGATAATCCGCCGCCTTTTGCATTGCGATCCCCTGTCTGTCGTCTCCGATAATGCTTAAGCGAACGCACCAACCTGCGCGTCCACTCCCCGTCGGTTTCCGCGATGGCCGGTCCCGCTAGGCACCGCTCTACCCAGTACGCCTTGAACTCCCCCAACACCTCCCGCCACTCATCATCGGTGGCCGATTTCATCCCCTGCATACCAATGTGCATGTCCACGTAGTTACGATCCGGCACCCACGCGGCCGTCATGGCAAACCGTTCGCGCGCGCCTGCGCGAGTAGTAGTAGTTTCTTTACCGGATACCGGAGGTGGGTCGCTGATCCGGGGTCGCTGATGGGTCGCTGATGGGTCGCTCATATCGACTATGTTGTTGTTATCGCTCCCATTACCGGGGTCGCTGATCCGGGGTCGCTGATGGGTCGCTGATGGGTCGCTCATATTTCGGGCAGACCTGTCCGTGTCCGCCAATGGCAAGAAAAAAACCAACGTATCCTCGCTCTTTTTCTCGATCAGCCCGTGCCGCTCTAGTTCATGCAGCGCGGCTCGTATCCCGCTGCGGCCCAGCTTCTCAGGCTGTGACGTGCTGTGCTCGTCCGGCACGAACTCCGAAACCTCCCTCAGCGACTGGTAACTGATCCGCCGCCGGATACCCACCACGCCGGTCTCGTAATCCATGAACCGCCGCAATCCCCGCAGATAGATCACCTGCGTGCGCATCCTCAGCCCCTGCAACGCCTCATCCTCGGCATCGTTGAACGCGGTGGTCGTCATGCGTCGCCCAGATCCTCCCGAAACCCTCGGCGCCGATCCACCAGGCACCCCGGCCACCTCAACCCATTGCGGCAGGTGCGGGCACCCAAAAGCGCCTCGCCCCGATGTACGCAGATCGCGCAGTTGCGTTCAGCGAGCTCCAACCGCCGCGCGCCTTCGTAGGTCGGGTCACGATGCGTCGCGGTACTGCTCATCCAACCCCGCCAGCACATCGCCCAATTTTGCGTACAACTCCTCCAGCGTCCCGTTATTGGCAATCACCACATCACCATCCAAAACAGCAATGCCCGCCTCGCTCACATGCCCCGCCACCGGCGGCGTATCGTGGCGGTATAGATGAATCACGACCCCGCCGTTGTCGCGAATCCAGCGCGCCTCCGTCTCGAACCGAACATCGGAAACCACCATCCCGCAACAACCTAGCACGCGCACATCCTCCATCACTCGTTGCGCATACAGGCACCACACATTAGCGCCCACCAGCTCGCGGCCCCATTCCGTGCCCAGCGTCTGCATCAAATAGCGCGGAGAACACCCCAACCACCCGATCTCCTTCTCTTTCAGCTCATCGCCGAAAAACTCATCCGACAAACCCAGCATCGCCTTCAGTCCCGCGCGTATTGGATCGGCAAACGCATACCGCACCCATCCTGCGTTCACGAAGTGCTGCGCCGCCGTATCCTTCCCACAACGCGCCCGACCAGCGATACCCACCAGCGGCGTCACAACAACCCCGCCTCCCGGCGTGCACGTATCTCCCGGTTCTCCCTGCACTCCGCACACATCGTGCAGCCAGGCATCGCCAACTGGCGCGCGCTCGGGATCAACTCGCCACACTCCTCACATTCGTTGGCGCTCTCACGGTTCGGCGGCACAATGCCGCGTGCCGCAGCGATGTTGGCCTGCAATTCGCGGTCGATACGCTTCTGCGCTCTGTCTGCCATATCAGCCATGGGTTGGTTCCTCCTCCCGTTGATACAACTGCTCCGTGCCGCGGGGTACAGCGATCAGACCGCGGCGTTCCAGTAGGTTATCGATATCGAGAAACGAGATTTTTACTTCCAGGCTTTTTGATCCCTGGATGGTATAGGCCCGTTGAGCAGTAACGAGTTGTGAGTGACAGCCCGCGAGCCAACCGAACAACCAACCCACAGCAGCATCGGCGGTGATCACCAATAGGGAAACCACCTCGGTCACGAGATCGCCTTCAATGCCTGCTCGACGGCCGGCATCAGTTCAATGAGTTGATCCGCCGCCCTCTTGCGCTTGATATCGCGATCCTCCAGAAATTCCGCCACCAGCCACATCACCGGGCTGGGATCGCCCGTGGCGCGCACCAGTTCGGGCAATCGTTTCATGGGGAAATGCACCGGATCGTTTGGGTTGTCCGCCAGCTTGCGCGACAGCTCTGAACTGGACATATCCAGATCCGCTGCGATTGCCTTAAACGGTCGACCGCAGCCATACACGCTGGCGCGCACGCAATCATTGAAATCGGGAAACCGCTCCTGAATATTCGCTTGAAAATCAATTGCTAACTGGTCCACCTGAAACCCCTTGAAATTGTTTTTCAGTGGCTACCAATGCCTTTCAGGTCCGCCCCGAGGTAAAAAAAACGGGCCATGCGGCAAACCGCAGGCCCGAACCACCAACAGAGGAGAAGTGGGAAAATGTATGGATCATCGTTATTGCCCTGCGGTCTCAGTGCGAGCGGTGGCGCTGCCGCCGCTACCATCACCCGTCAGCTGTTCGCCCAAGGAACAGCGTCCGTCAGCGCTGGGGGCAATTCTTCTTTCGTTTCGCTGCGATTGATGGGCCAAAAGCTCATCCACTCTGTTCGCGCTGGGGTCTTCGATGCGCCCCTGCGCAAATTTTGTAATCCACCAGTAACCCAGGCCGGTTTCCTCGCTCAGCTTGCGATATTTCCCTCGCCACTTTTGGGCATACGCCCTTGCCTGTTCAGTTCGTGTCATGTGCTCATGATGAGTACATTTGTACAGATTTGTCAAGCACCAACGTACTTGTGATGATCGCTACTATTCCGTGCATGACAAAAAACGGCCACAGAGCGTTTGTGGATACTTTTACTAGGCTATGGGATCGGGCAAAGGCCGAGGGGAAGTCACAGGAGAAATTTTCAAAGGATATCGGCGTTTCTCAAAAAACCGTCTCTAACATTCTTCATGCCATTGAAAATAAACGGAATATTAGATTAGACACAATCGAGTCTGTTGCAAAAGGGCTAGGTATCGAGACTTGGCAGCTTTTGGTCCCTGAAATGCCAATCGACCTGATCCTGAATCATCGACTTACTAAGCTGATTACTAGCTTCAAGAACGCCGACGAAGATGGCAGAGACTTTATTACGCGAGTTGCTGAAAAGGAGTCTGAATATCATATAACTCCCCCAAACGGGCCGGAAGACACAACAAAAACAGGGAGCAATAGGAGCTAGGTCATCTGTAAACGGCCTAAAAAATCAGCCATATGAAAAGGGAGAATCATGCATAAACTATTTGCAGCACCACTCGTAGCCTATTTTTTCATGCCCACCATCACGCACGCAGATGATTATTATCTTGGCGTGGCAATGGGTGGCTCCAAACTCGAATCGGGTATTGACAAGCTAACAGGCAGCGCATCTCTGGATGACAGCGATACTAGTGCACGCCTCCTGGTCGGATTCATCCTGAACGAAAAATGGGCGATAGAATCACAGTGGTCGGACTACGGAAATGCCACGCTATCTGGCAATACCGGCGATACAGCGACCATAGATGCTATACCGATAACCTTTCTCGCTGATGGTGTCAAAGTAAAAGCGTCTGCCACAGGGTATGCGCTCGGTGCTCGGTATATGTGGAATTTGGGTTCAGTAACGCCCTATGTTCGTTTTGGCTATCATTGGTGGGATGCTGATTTTAGCAGCATATCCGGCGTAGCATCTGAAAACGGACATGATCCTTTCTACGGATTGGGAGTCGCGTTTCAACTGGACCAATCCTCAAAAATCCGCCTGGGTTTTGAGCAATATGAAATGGATGATCTCAACTCTGATATAGAAATAATATCAATCGGTTATATCAGACATTATTAAGCTGCAATCTCACGAACAAATACTAAACGCCCTGACGGGCGTTTTTTTTCACCCATCTCAGTCGCTGCCGGCCAAGGAG